CCTCAGAATATCCTTCTGCTAACATCTTGTCAGGAACAACAAAAATACCATCTTCTGTTGCTAATGCCTTATCAAAAGGCTTATCTGATGCTCGATAGACTGTTTTGACTTCTGACGTTGGCTCAGGCTGAACGATAGGAGCTACCCGCGGTTCCTCTGCCTCAAATTCCTTCCTCATCTCAGGCACGCTACGGGCGATTTCAGGGTATAAATCACGTATCTTCACACCGCCGGGAGTGGACAAGGAAGAAAACAACAATCCTGTACCAAATCCCTTCGCGGCTTCCTTTAACTTCTGGCCTTCTGGTGCGGTCATTGCGCCTTCTAAAGCGAACGTCCCGCCCATCATGGTAGCCTGAATATATCGGGAAAACGGCTGTATCATTTTAAACACGCCGTATAGAGTGCCAGTTTTTGCGGCTTCTAATAGACCGCCGATAAACGGGTCTTGGTCATGCTCCTTTGCTCGTTCATATCCCGTAATGCCAGGTATGGTAAAACCGGATGCTATATCTAAGGCAAACTCCGTAACTCCTATGGGAGCAGAACCTATCGCTTCTCCAAATAATTCTTGAAGAAATCCAATTCCATTTTTTTCTGCTCTTGATCTCCAATAGTCGGCATTTTCGTTAAATTGTTGCCCCGCTCTCTCAAATAACTTTCCACGGTCAAAACCAGTTTGTCGCTCAACAAACCTCCCCATTAAGTCAAACGTGTCTGATATATGCGCCATCGCTCGGTTAATGCCGGACGAAACAAGATATCCGTTTGTTGCAAACCCATCAGAAATGGTGCTAAAAAAATTAGTAAAACCCTCCCTTTGTTGCATTTGTTTTTCGGGCGGCATATCTTTTACATGGTGATCTACATATTGGTCGATAGGAAACGGGGGCAGTTCCGCGTGATGGGGAAGATCGTGCATAGGAACAATATCTCCCCTGCTTGCTGGAACCATCGTCTTAGGTAAATCGCTTGCTGGAACTATATCGCTCATTTCTTTCCTTGTTGTTCAAGATCCCACATTTCACGGTATTCCGGTGCAACCTCTTCCCTGCTTTTAGGCATCGTTTTTGATGTTGCTGATGTCGGTTGACTATAATGATATTGACCGTCAGGCCATAACCATGCTTGCTTTCCTGATTTTGTCGTGATTGATTCAACCTGTTTTGCCGTACCTTCATAATGCGGAACAAAAAATCCTTTTACCTTTTCCCACGTACTCGGCTTACCAGATTTCAGGCTTTCCTTTATCGACTGCACTTTTTCATCAATCTTCATCCGGTAATGCGGTGCCATCTCTTTTGCCTTGTTAAATATCTCCTCTGTCGTTACAGGTATGCGCTTGCCTTCGAGAGCCTTCTTGTTTTCATCCGTAACCCATTTTTGAAGAGCCTGCTGTGCATCTGCGGCTTTCTCCGTCTCCGCGGGGATTGCGGGAAGAAATGCACCTTTGCTCGGTGCGATCTGCTCTCTCAAGAATTTGTTTGCCGTAGTCAGTCCATGATTGATGTCCTTATTCTGCCGCGTATCAAGACGATTGAGCAAGGCAAACGCAGTTCCGCTTTTTAAATGATTAGTCCCGACGATATCTTTCTTTGCTCCATCATAATCGCCCATGTCTATTTTTTCTTGTATCCGTAGATATTCCGCCCTGTCTTCATGGCTGCCGATATCCTCATCGGTTCTCTTGCCCCATGTCCTGATGCCGTTCAAGAGTTGCAATCCTTCCGGCGTTCCTTTGAGAAACTTGCTCTGTTTAAGTAGTTTGCTCGCTTCTCCGAGCCTGCCGCCCACGATTGCCTGAATGACGCCCGTGGCTTCTTTCTCCTTCCCTTCCCTTTGAATTCTTTCAGTATCGGAAAACTTCGCATGGAGATAAGTTTCCAGTTCATTGATCAGCTTGCGGTTAGGGTTCCCATTCTTATCAAGAAGTCCGTTATCTTGGCGAAAGGCCGGAGTTTGAAGCTCTCTCTCTGCCGAGGAAAAATCAAAGCTGCCGTCCGTGTTCTGCCACCTGGATTCGAGCTTTCCTATGGAAGCATTCACCGCAAGCTCTCCCTGCTCCCTGTCAATCTTATTCTTAACAACCTCAAGCCTGTTCTCTCCGTAAGTCTGGAAGTTTGCCATCTCTTTCGGATCGATGTTTTTGTACGCCCCGGCCTCTATTTTCCCCAGCGTTCGGGCAATCAGTAAGGGATCGTTGTTCTTCAATCCCATAATCACTTCCGCTTCTTCACGCTTCTTGAGAAACTTCTGCTGCCGTTCGTGCATATCGTGTTCGTTGATAATATGCTTACTCGAAGCATCGAGGAGTTTCATGTCATATTCATTCGTCACAGCTTCGCGCTGTGCCATCAATTTTTCTTTCGTTCCTCCTGCCGAACTGTCAATCTGCCGGGTGAGGTCTGCGTACTGTTGTGATGCCTCGTCAGCGGATATATCAAGCTGATACTTCCCGTCTTCCACGAGGAGTTTCAGGCGCTTCATTTCCACGGTACGTTTGGCGGAATTTATCTTCGCACCGAGGAAGGGTTCAACATGGGACCATACCCGTTCGTTACTCCCCAGCATCTCCTGATGCTTTTTTAACAGATCCGCCGACTGCTTCTCAATGTCACCGCTGAAATTGCCGTAATCGGTGCGCTGTGCATAACTCTCTACCAGTCCCTCAATATCGCCGTTGATCGTGTTTTCAGCTTTCAATGCAGCGACATGGTCTTCCGCGCTTTGAATTGCACGATAAATTTTCTCTCCGTACTGTGCGAGAGCTCCCCCTTTCTCCGCCGACTTCTCAACGGCGGCATAAGGCGCACCGGCCATACCGGGGGACATTTCCGGAATCTGAACTTCTTTTGCTCTTGGTGCTAACGGTATTTCAGGCATATTAAATCCTTTAGCTTATCCATGGGCTGTTAATGCCCTTCTGCGCTGCTGTGTAACCCAGTCCTGCGCGTCCGAGGCTGGTCAAGAATGTAGTTCCTGCCCCTACCTTCCCCGTATATTCGGCAACGTCGCCATAATACTTCTGCAACTGTGCGGATGTTTCACCAGCGTATTCAATCCTTTGCCGTTCCTCCTCTGCCTGCATCGCTGTGTCGGCAAGGACAAGAAGCGGAGAGCCTGAAGTTATATCTACTCCGGCCTTTGCGTAAAGTGATCGCTGTTTACCCATGAGCGCAGAGAATTTATAGGCAGACGCTTCTTCGTCCTGTTTCATTTTCTCAAGAGCGACATTGGCGTTATAGTCATAGGCCGCGCTTTCTCCCTGCCCCTTCTTATACTGGGCAATAGCTGACACGCCGCCGCTGACCGCACCCATGCCGGAAAACATAGCCGCCATATTAGAAGCAGTGAAATCCATTTTATGTGTCCCCGTTAAATATTCTGCTATACATGATTACGTCCTGGCCTATCGGCGAATATGCTTTCAAAATCCCCTCTCGCTCGAAACCTAAAGCCTTGAACCATTTTCCATATTCTTCCGTAACCGATACCGCCTGCACCCTGCGAAATCCTTTTTCTGTAGCGACCGCTAGTAATCTTTTTTTAAGTTCCCTGAAAGCAGTCAATTTATACTTATAGAAAAGTGATGAAATCAGTATCCATGCCTCGCCTCGTTTCCATCCGAGATTAATAATACCTGCACACGCAACGGGGGCAGAGAAACACATGAGCGTAAATGCCGCACTGCCGGGGCTTAAATAAGCGGTCAGCATTTCATTCACCGTCTTTTCAGAGAGCGTTTTCCCGTGTGCCCGATTCCGACCAATAATATCAATCGCATGTTCTGCCGCGAACGGCACTACTCTAAGGTCAATCTTCATTCACGGATAGCCGTGGAATAATTGCTTTGAGCGTAAAGGGTAATGGCCTGTCGTGGACAATACAAAGCGTAGCTTCATCATCCCAGTTGCCGTCTAAATCTATGGTCTTGTCGCCCGTGAACAATGTCGGTTTAACTCCAGTTCCAAAAGGCACTTCGTAAAGATGACTTGAATCCTTACCGATCTTGCAACCGAATGTTTCATAAAAGCAGAGAGTGGCCTTGTTGATTTTCTGCTTCTTGCCCCTTGATGTCCCCTGCTGGCTGCCGATATTGGGATTCATCGGCTCTATAGTTGTTACAAAGGAAAGGCCGACATGAATCAAATTGCAGTAATAAGGGAAGCTCAATACTCCGCCTGAGACAGTATCTTCGACGATTATTGCTCCATCACCGAGAGCAACTACATCTTTGTTCCCAAGATGTCCGAGACCTGTCACTTCATTTGTCACTTTCCTTACAGACCCGCCCGATACATAAGGACTCCAATTAGCAACGGGCGGTGTTCCGATCGTCGCGGAAGAATCTATCCCTGACAATTCAAAGGTGACGCCGCTTACACCCGCTACGGTATAGCCCTGTGAGATATCCTGATTGACTTGAACCATGCCTGATACGCCTGTAATCTGTGTTTTGTCACCGTTTACAAATGTATGACCGGGAGCCGTGACGACCGCAGGGTTAGCCTGAGTGATGTTTGTAATATCTACCGGATCTCCGCCGTCCCATGTCAGGCCGCAATGAACAAAGAAAGAATCCTCTATTGCCGAGAATATCTCATAGGGTTTGAAATATTCGACGTACCTGACCGTATTCTCGTTTATCGTTCTCTGCACGATTATCCATATCTCATCCTCATCATTGTCGCGGCTGATGCAGGCAACGGATTCTATATAACCATCGGTGACTATCCGAAACCACGCATAGACCTGTTCCTGTGATTCGTAGGTCATACCGAGAAGCTGACCATCCGCCCTGACCGCCCAGAACACGGGATAGGGTTCTGATTGAAACGCTGTCTGAGTAATTCCCGAAGTCGCTTTCGTGGCGCCTTTTGTAATATGTCTCGCAACACGGGTAAGGTCAGGAGCGACCCACTTATCGTTTTGCCAGATATACTGCAAAAGCCTTACTGTCTTTGCCGATCTTGTCACCCAGAGAATATCGTCATTGGCAATCTGCGGATGAACAGAGGCAACGCCGGTTGTAATCTGCTTTTTTGAATCGACATTTGACTGTGTGAGTGCTCCGCCCGAAGACCCTACCATTCTTCCGACGCCGCCCGAAGTTCCCCACATCAACTGTTGCTGACCTACCAACCACCTTATTCTGTCGAGCTTGCCGGAGATAATATCAAATTGGACAGCGTAATCATCCTCTCCGGTATCCGATATGAAGTTTTCATAGTCTCCCTGAACGCTGCCATTGATTCGCTGAGGATTACTATCGGAACCGGCCATCACTAATCGCTGTTCAAAGAACGTACCGCATGCGGGATATTCGCCCGGTGTGTCAAACAAATTAACAACTTTTACCGCCCATCCGCCAGTTGAATATGCAATATAGCTACTTGAATCGATCCCATCGAGGGTGAATGTGTTCGCATCCACAACGGTGATGGGGAATGTTAGATAATTCACCTCTACCATCCCGACAACATGATTGATATACACCTTATTGCCCGTTGTAAATCCATGAGCAAGACAGCTGACGGAGGCAGTGGTTGCTTTGCTGATAGCCGTTATGGTCTTCGCAATACCGCTCGTTTTTGAAATGTCGGTCGTCCCCGTGCAGGCGAGGGGCACCAGAGACCAAGCCGTATCGGAGTTTCTCTCAACCATCATTGGCGCGTAGAGTCTATGAAAAATATAAAGCACATCCGCGCTCTGAGTATCGACATCGAGATCGAATAGATCGGCAGCGGCATAGGGCGTTATTATTTCGAGAGATCCGCCGGCAGGATTCTGAATCTGTCCCTCGTTCCTGAAGAAGCGGATGTATCTGTCTCCGAACTCAAGAATGTACGTCTGAGTGGTAGAAAAAGAAAAAGGCACAAGACGCGCCTTCTGATTCGCGTATTTTGTGGATTCGACAAAGTAAGTACCGGGCATCTTTTTTGCACCGCCTTCCACAATAGGAATTGCGTTCTCAAGCGTCCGGCAGCCAGAGGCATATTTTGAGATATCCGTGCGGGCTTCAATTAGAGGACTGAGCTCGCCCGCATTGAAACTGTTGATAGGTATCGCGGACTTAGGCATATACGACCCCGCTTTTTATTTTAAAAGACAACGGGGCCCTGAATAAAAAAATGCACAAAAATGTGATGATTGTGGATTTAAAAAATACCCTGAAATTCTTGGAGTGCATCACAGAGACGGCAATCATAAAAGTTCCTCAAAAGATAATATTCTTGTTTTGTGTCCAAATTGCCATTCAATCAGACATCTCAAGCATATTGTTCATCAAAAAGTAAGCCAACTTAAGTAGCTGTTATCTCCCTGCATTTTCCCATTGGGAACCTCCGGCCTCATCGTCTACCATGTCCAAGCTTTCATTGACCGCTTCCGCTGAATTGAGGGAATCCCTGTATTTCAGCATCATTCCGTCCGCCTTCTGCTTGTCCTCTGTAATCGCCACGGCGAGTTCCGCGCCCAGTCTGTTTGCAAGGCAGTTGATAAATGCCGGAGTGCATAGCTCATACATTGAAATCTTGCGGATGTAATTGATGAACAGGTCTTGCGCGGAATTATCGTAATCCGTAAACAAACAGAGAGTGCCGTCAACAGGCAGGGCTTCTATGACGTATGGTAAACCGGCAGGATAAACAGGGGGGTCGTAATTAAAGAACCTTGAGTATCCTGACGTGTCGATGATGTTGTACCAGTAGCCCAAAGGATAGGCCACGGGATTAACACCCTTTGAAGTTGATTCCTTTGGCTTTACAAGGCGCAGAAAATCAGGCGGCAAAGGATATGCGAACTGATAAGCGTACAGCGGAGAGGTGGCAGACTTCGCCATTTTGTAGCGCGTCTTCGCAAACCGCCAGTCCTTTGTCTGCATAAGCTCATCAAAAACATAGTCCCATACCGCAAGAGCCTTGATTGAATTCGCCGACCCTTCGTCAATGGCGGTGATAATACCTGCACCAATGCGGA